CACTACTATCACACCTCAGGACTTGGACGATGAGGACTTTTCTCTAACCGTTGACAAAGCAAACTACTTTGCATTTAAAGTTGACGATATTGAGGAAGCTCATTCACATGTCAACTTCCAATCTTTAGCTACTGACAGAGCAGCTTACAGACTTTCAGATCAATACGATCAGGAAGTTCTAGGCTACCTATCAGGGTATAAGCAGTCTGCACTACACGCAAGACCAGACACAGTAAACGATGCTGTATCAGGTTCTGTAGCTGTATCAACTGCTTCTACAGACGAGCTACTTGCAACTATGCAGGTAGACGCTGAAGACTTCAACGGTGGTTCTTCAGGCAACTCTATTGTTGTTCAGCCAAGAGGAATGGGTGACGGTGTTAATACCACTGCTGCACATGCTACACCTCTAGCTGTTATCAACAGAATGGGGCGAAAGCTTGACCAACAACATGTTGATAAAGAGGGAAGATGGCTTGTAATCGACCCAGTCTTTGCTGAATTGCTAAAGGATGAAGACTCCAGAATTATGAATGGTGACTTTGTTTCTTCAAAGGACGAACTCAAAAATGGAATGATCTTTAGCAACTTGCACGGCTTCAAAGTGTTTATGTCAAACAACCTACCTGAAATTGGTAATGGTCCAACAGGAGCTACTTCTACAGGATCAAGCCACTTTGGTGTAATCGTTGCAGGACATAGTTCAGCAGTAGCCACTGCAGAGCAAATCAACAAAACAGAGACATATCGTGACCCTGACAGCTTTGCTGACATCGTCAGAGGTATGCATCTCTATGGACGTAAGGTATTACGACCTGAAGCACTTACTCGTGCTATATATGTATCTAAATTCTAAGGGAGGTAAATCATGGCTACAATTACAGCAACTCTTGCAAATACTCATGGTTCTTCTTCTCGTGGAAGACAACCATATTATGTGCAACAAATAGTTGACCTAACAGCTAACAGCATTAATCCTAACGGTGATGTAGTACAGGTTCTTACTGTACCTGCTAACACTAAAATTATTGCTGCAGGTTTTCAGGTAACTACAAGTGCAACGCAAAATACTGGTACTGACGCAACAGCCATTCTTGGAACTGCTGTGGATGACAACGAGTATGTTGCAGCATTTGACATTGATGGTGCATCCGATGGGGCTTATGCTCCATGTGCTACCCCTGCAGGTGAAGTTGTTATAACTTCTGCAGATACTTTGGACTTAACACTCGCAGGTGGAGGAGCTTCCTTCACTGCAGGTAAAATCAGAGTATATGCTGTCCTACAGGACGTTAGTGACATCGGTGAGATGGAAGCTGACGAAGTAGGCAGGGATCAACTTGCATAAATTATAATTTAGGGGGCAGGTGAAAGCTTGCCCTCTATTTTAATATAAAGGAATACTAATGGCAGATACAGTCACATCACAAACAATACTCAATACACCTTACAGATTAGTTATGAAGTTTACCAACGTAAGTGACGGCACAGGAGAGAGTGCAGTTCAAAAAGTAGATGTAAGTGCATTTACTGCAGGTGAAAAAGGTGCTACATGCACAGGTGTAACAATAGACAGAATATATTTTGTAAATGACGGAATGAAAGTACAAATACTTTGGGACGCATCCACAGATGTAGAAGCATACAAATTATTAGATACTGAAGGGTATTATGACTTTTCACATTTTGGTGGATTACAGAACAACGCAGGTTCAGGCAAAACAGGTGATATTATGTTCACAACCGTTGGACATGCTAATACGGAAACATACAACATCATACTAGATATGACAAAACAATCCTAAGAGGATAAAATGTCTGGAACATATCTAACTTTAACTAACAATACACTAGCAAGACTGAATGAAGTACAGCTAACTTCTTCTAATTTTAGTAATGCTAGAGGTATACAGGTGCAAGCACAGAACGCTGTTAATGAATCTATACGATATATAAATCAAAAAGAGTTTACATATCCATTTAATCATGCAACAGAAACAAAGACTCTTACAGCAGGTACGGTTAGATATAGTCTACCCACATCAACTAAGCATGTAGACTACAATACATTCAGGCTGATAAAAGATTCTGACTTGGGTAACAGTGGATATAGACTAGGCATCTTGCAGTATAATGATTATGTAAATAATTATATAACACAAGAAGATGAAGTAGTTACTACAACACTAAGTCAAACTCATACAGACTCTGTAACAACACTAACTGTAGCAAGCACTACAGACTTTGACAGTGCAGGAACAGTACATGTAGGTAACGAAATAATGACCTACACAGCAGTAGGTAGCTCTACAACGCTTACAGGTGTTACTCGTGGAGCAAGTGGGACAACAGCATCTGCCCACGCTAGTGGAGTGCAAGTTGCACAATTTGAAGAAGGAGGAATCCCTAGATATGTGGTTAGATCTCCAGACAACAATTATCTTTTATACCCTTTTCCTACTAAGTCATATTCTATAAAGTTTGACTACTACACTTTCCCAACAGACCTATCAGCACACGGTGACACAACAAGTATTCCTGCACGTTTTGATGCAGTGATAGTAGATGGAGCTACAGCTTTTGTGTATCAGTATAGAGGTGAGACAGCACAGTATCAGCTAAACTTTGCACGATTTGAGCAAGGTATTAAAAATATGCAGACCCTATTAGTAAACAAATACGAGTATTTACGTTCTACATTTATACCAAGAACACCAACAAACGTATTAGATTTAAACCCTAGAGTAGTATAGTATGCCTGATCTATCACAAGTACAACCTACAGCATTTAACTGTCAAGGTGGATTAGTTTTAAATCGTTCTACATTTTTAATGCAACCCGGAGAAGCACTAGAACTAGAAAACTTTGAGCCTGACATAGAAGGTGGCTACAGAAGAATAAACGGTTTTAGTAAATACGTAAGTGCTATAGTGCCTTCAACAAGCTCTTCAAGTGAGCCTATACTTATGGTAGCTACATTCGGTGATCTAGTAGTTGCAGCCAGAGGTGAAAAGATATTTAGTGCAACTCCTGCAGGATCTAGTTGGACAGAACGAGATACAGGTAGAACAAGTGCAGGTACGTATGCTTTTGAACGCTACAACTTTGATGGTAATAGTAAACTTATAGTTGTTGACGGTAACAATGCTCCGACATTTTTTAATACAGCAATGTCAGCAACAGATGTAAGTAACAGTGACGTAGCAGGTTCTAAGTTTGTGACAGCATTTAGAAGTCACATGTTTTATGCAGGTAAGTCTACCACACCACAGACCCTAGTATTTAGTCAACCTTTTGACGAAGATGCTTTTGGTAGTGGTTCAGGAAGTATAAAAGTTGATGACACCATAACAGGACTAAAAGTTTTTCGTGATAATTTATTTATTTTTTGTGAAAACAGAATATTTAAACTGAGTGGCAGTAGTTCTAGTGACTTTGCCATATCTGCTGTAACAAGAGACATTGGTTGTATAAACGGTAATACAATACAAGAATTTGCAGGTGACTTGATATTCTTAGGACCTGATGGTTTACGAACAGTTGCAGGTACAGCAAGAATTGGTGACGTTGAACTTGGCACGATTAGCTCTAATGTACAAAGTCTATTTGATGAAAACTTAGCAAACGCATCACAGTTTCAAAGTGTTGTAATACCAGACAGAACTCAGTATAGAATATTTTTTACAAAAGCAAACACAGCACAGAATAGTACAAAGGGTGTAGCGTGTGTTTTAAAAGGACAAGCGTTTGAGTTTTCTGAGCTACGAGGAATAAAACCTTCATCAACAGATAGTTTTGTAAGTGCAGGTAATGTTATAGTTTTACATGGTGACTTTGAGAATGGTTATGTATATAGACAGGAACAAGGTAATACTTTTGACGGTGTAGCAATACTAGGAAAGTATAGAGGTCCAGACATGACGTTTGGTGATGCAGGTATACGAAAACACATGCAACGTGTTATTGTAAACTTTGCACCTGAGTCAACCATAGATGCTGATTTATTTTTAAGATATGACTACGAATCAAAAGACTCAGCAAGACCTGCGGCTTATGAGTTAGACTCAACAGATATTGCAGCCGTATATGGAACAACAACATATGGTGCGTCTTCTTCAGCAGTTGGTACATATGGTGGTGCATCACAGCCATTGTTTAGACAATCTGTAGAAGGATCAGGATTTGCTGTAGCACTCAGGGTAAATGATGGTGGAGAAACAGCACCGTACTCATTAAAAGGTTTTCAGTTAGAATATCAAGTAGGAGCAAGAAGGTAAATGGGAGCAACATACACAAGA